TACTTCGTGGTGACAGCCTGCAAGATTGATGAGCAGTGGATCGAGTTCACCCTGGGCAACGGATACTCCGCCAAAACAAGGAGACCACTGGACCGGTACATGAAAAACAACTGCCCGTTCAAGTACAAAGGACTGCGGTGTGGGTACCGGGGCAGCGAATCGAACTGTATGCATACACTGGCAGACTGCCGGGCGCACCGGAACAGCAAGCGGTTCGGCGGATATCCGGGCATCGACCAGAAAGGGGTCTACGCTTATGGCTGATTTGACTGATTTGATAGGTACCCCGTTTGTGAACCGGGGCAGGGACATTCACACCGGCTTCGATTGCTACGGACTGGTGAAGGAAGTATTCCGCAGATACGGATACGAAATCCCGGAATACGACATGCAGTACAACTACGACGATATGTGCCGGGTGAACGAGCTGATAAGTGGAAACATAAAAAACTACCCATGGAAGGAAATCCGGGAACCGAAAGCGCCCTGCCTGATCGCTATGCGGTTCGGCAGCCCGGAAGGCGTTGTGAACCATACGGCGGTGTACATCGGCGGCGGTCGGTTCATTCACACAAGGGAGCGGATCGGCGTCTGCATCGACAGATTATCTTCCCCGGCATGGCGGCGGGTGATCGTCGGTTTTTATGAGTTTACAGGTGATGCGAATGGTAACACTGGTACTGGTTAAAAATCCGTTTTCCCCGCAGGACGGCCGGGAGATACGGCATATCGAGGCGCGGGGGGCGCTGGCAGACCTCATGGAACTCTATAAGATGGAGGGCGTCGACCTGCTCGCCACCGTCAACGGCTACAGCGTCGACAGCACAATGGAAATCCACGACGGTGATTTCATTGTGATTTATCCCGCTATCCAAAAGGGCGGCAAAAGCGGCAAGGGTATCCTGGGAATTATCGCAGCCATCGCATTGTCGGTAGTGGCTATGGGCGTCGGTGGCTTGATTGCGACCGGTGTATGGGGCAGTTTTGCCGGGGCATCCGCATTGGCGGCTACCGGCGGGTATCTGGCGGCGGCGGCCATCATGTTCCTGGGTTCCTCTCTCATCGGACGTACCAGCGGGCAGAAAGTCGACTCGGGCAGTTATGATGACGCAGCGACCTATTCCTGGGCCGGCGTGACCACCATGGAAGGCCAAAACAATCCGATTGCGCTGACCTACGGACTGGTGAAATCCGGCGGCCAGACCATCGGCAAATACACCATGGCCCAGGGGGATAATGATTACCTCTACTGGCTTATTGCCTGTGGCGAAGGTCCATTGAACATTGATGAAATCAAGCTGAACGACAACACCATTGGCATGTACAAGGAAGTCAGGTATGAAGTGCGGAGCGGAACCAATGATCAGGATATCATTTCATTCTTTGGCGACACGCATTTTACCCAGAACCTGTCCTACAACATGGAAGAGATAGATACATGGTTTACAGCATTGGCGCAGGGTACTGCAACAGAGGGGTTAATCGTCAAGATTGAATGCCCGCAGGGCTTGTACCACGTTACCGATGAGGGCAAAACAGTAACGAACACGGTTGGCATACAGATACAAATCAGGCGGGATGATGTTACGACGCCTGTTTGGCAGGATTACAGCTACTTTGCTGCGGATATGAGCGATTATGATTCCAGCCGCGGGGCGTTGATGATCAGTGGCAGCAGCAACAAGGCTGTTCGCCGTGAGTACAGGGTAGACAGAATAAAAGCCGGTGAGTATTCCGTCCGGGTCCGGGTGGTGTACCGTAATTATTCCAATTCCAGCCGGGACGGCTTTGCGGTGTACTGGACGGGCGTATCGTCCATTGTCTATGACGATTTCTGCTATCCCAATACGGCGCTGATCGGTATCAAGGCCAAGGCGACCGGGCAGTTGAGCGGAGCACCGACGCTGACTTTCAAGAAATGGCGCTCCGTCGTGTATGTGTGGAATCCGTATTCCAATGAGTATCAGCAGAAACACGCGAACAATCCGGCCTGGGCGTGCTATGACCTGATTCATCAGGCAAAACCCCTGAAGAACATTAATACCGGCGGATACGAGTATGAGGTCCGGGGCGCACCGGCGCACCTGATGCGCTACGATGACTTTTCATCCTGGGCGGCATACTGCGAGGGGAAAAAATATTATGTGAACATCGAGATCGTATCGGCGGGCGAGATGCTGGATGTGTGCAACCAGAAGCTTGCGCCCATAGGCCACGGGAAGGTCGTACGGTTCGGCACCAAATACGGCTGCATCTACTCCCATCCGCAGGAAGCGGTGCAGATGTTCGGTATGGGGAACATCGTGACAGGGAGTTTCAATGAGGAGTTCCTGAAGATCGCTGACCGGGCCAACTGCGTGGAAGTCACCTTTACCAACGCCGAGGCAGGGTATGAGCGGGACGTGCTGACCATCTACAGTGACACTTTTGATTCTGACGGCTATGCCAAGACAGCACAGGTCACCATGGACGGCGTTACCAAATACTCCCAGGCATACCGGGAGGGTGTGTACCAGCTGCTCTGCAACAAATACCAGCTGCGTACCATATCTTTTGAGTGTGGGATCGATGCCATCGCCTGCACGGTAGGTGACGTGGTCCTGGTATCCCACGATGTACCAAAGTGGGCGAACAGCGGACGCATTGAAAAGGTAGAAGGCAGAACGCTGACCTTGCCTGTCGAACTTACAAACACTTTGGCAAGTTATCGCATCCAGTACCGCAGGCAGGACGATACGCTGTACACCTGCGCGGTCACGGTGGAATCCAGCGAAGAAGGCTGGACGTCGGTCACGCTGCCGGATGCTGTGCCGGTGGGAAAACTGCCGTCACCCGGAGACATATTTGATCTGGCGGAAGCCACCGCCGGGAGCAAGCCTTTTGTGGTGCAGGGGATCACTCGCGCCCAGGACTTCACCCGGACGATAAGCTGCATTGAATATGACGAGCGCGTCTTTGCCGAACCGGGAAACTATAACCCGGATGAAAGCGATGAAACGGTTTTCACTGTGACCATAATGCAGACCGATTTCCAGACCATCACGGTAAAAGCGGTCAGGGGCGTTACGGAAGAAAGATACACTACGGCCTTTACGAAAGAAGAAAAAGGCTGGTGGATCAGTGCGGAGGTCCGTTCGGTGACCGGCTATGCACCGGGGCGCTTATTCGTTAATGGCAGGTTGTACAACGAAGGCGATGTATTGTCGCTGGACAAAGATTATTTTATTCTGGCAACGGCATCGGAAGTTGGCGCAGAAATTTATGCCAATGGGTCTATTTCCTATTTTACGTTCGGCTGGGAACCGTCACATTGGAACTTCTTCTCGGACTATGCCTGCACGACAGGCGTTGACAGAAGCAGCCTTATGGGGCGTATTGTGGTACACGATATAAGCCAGCCTGACGCAAGGGGCCGTTTCAGAGGACAGTGTTTGTTTGGAGCTTCAAATGACGTTACATCAGGCGGGCATCTGAAATATGCCACAGAGATTATCCAGAATATCCATACCGGCAATATGACTACACTGAATGAAGCGTTTGCATATTGCCAGTCTTTGGTTAAAGTCGATGTGACCGACTGGGACGTTGGGAACTGCTCCGACATGAGCAGTATGTTTGCCGGATGTTCGTTATTGAAAGACCTGGGTGACATCAGCCATTGGAATACCGTAAGCATGACTACCGCAGGAAATATGTTCACGGAATGTGATTCCCTGATTTCTATCGACTTGTCAGGGTGGATAACAACAGCGCTGACGAATGTGGGCACTATGTTCTTCCGGAGTGACTCCCTGCAGGTTATTGACATAAGCGGTTGGGACACCACCAATATAACCAATACTGGCAACATGGTCGGTTCCTGTCCGGCATTGCGTTATGTAATCATGGACAAGGCCGAAATCAAATTCAGCGGTAGTGTTTTCATGCCGGATGCAAATGGCAATGTGAAATATCTCGTTCCGGCCAGCATGGTTGATGCGTATAAGGCGCACCCGAACTGGTCGGGCAGGGCGGCGAGGATTGACAGCATCAGCAATTACACCATTATCCGTGCGGACGGTCATGTGAGCGTGGTAGAGGGGGGATGAGCATGAGCTATAACATACCGTACAGCAGCGATTTTGAAAACTGGTACGGTACTCCGCAAAATGTGACCCGCCTGTCTGCTGCGCTTACGCAGACGCTGAACGAAACTGGCGTAATGGTTGGACGTATCGCCTGCAGTTGGGATATCCCCGACAACGGCGGTACGTTCACTGTTTTGGTGTCCGAAAACGGAACTGATTTCAACGTTGCCGAATCCAGCATTGCCGGGAATTCAGCCGTGGTGGATGTTGAGCCGGACACAGACTATTATGTGAAAGTTATCACGGTGCTGGGAGCGACACAAAGCGAAGGCACCGTGTCCGGTCTGTTGATTGCTGATGACATTCCTGCGCCAAACGCTCCGACAGTTACCGTCAGGGAAAGCGGGTTAATCATTGACGTTGGGGCGATTCCGCAAGGATATACAGCACATATCGTTATCGACGATGGG